TGTGAAATTCTTTTGCCTACTCGTCCTTTCAAGCGTCTTGACGATGCTATGGGCCGTATTGCTCTTTGTACTCTTGGTAGTATCAATTGGGGTGCATTCCGCAATCCGGAAGACATGCGTCGTGCTTGTCGTATCCTCCAGCGCAGTTTATGTAATATACTCGATTATCAAGATTTCTTATCTATTCAATCCAAATTGAGTAATGATGAGATATCGCCTTTAGGTATTGGTGTTACTAATCTAGCCTATTGGCATGCCAAACGAGGTATGAAGTATGGCGAGAAAGATGCACTTCAAGAAGTTAAATCTTGGATGGAACATCAAGCATTTTACCTAACTGAAGCCACAGTAGAACTAGCTAAAGAACGCGGTGCTTGTATAGACAGCGATAAAACACGTTATGGTCAAGGCATATTCCCTTGGGAATTACGAGCAGAGGGTGTTAACGAACTAGCAGACTTTGCCCCAGAACTTGATTGGGAAACACTACGTACTAATATGAAAGAGTATGGTGTTTGCAATGCAACCTTAATGGCCATTGCTCCCGTCGAAAGCAGTAGTGTTGTTATAAACAGCACTAATGGAATTGAGTTACCCATGAGCTTGATTAGTACTAAGGAAAGTAAAGCAGGATCGTTTACACAAGTTGTTCCCGAGTATGCTAAACTTAAAAATAAGTATCAACTCATGTGGGATCAACAAGATTGCGATGGTTACTTAAAAACTGCCGCAGTTCTTGCCGCCTATGTGGATCAGAGTATAAGTACTAATACCTTTTATAATCCAGCACACTTTGCGGATCGTAAGGTACCAACGACATTGATTGCTAAGAACTTAATGCAAGCCCAGATGTGGGGATTGAAGACATTCTATTACAGTTTAATCAATAAAGCAGGTAGTAAGGTAGTTGAAGAACCAGAAGAAACTAAAGTAAATGGAGTACAAGTTAATGGATTCCATTTTGAAGAACTAGAAGACGATTGCGAAGCATGTAAATTATGACCTACACTAAATTAAAAGAGTTTTCTGTAGTATACACAGACAGATCATTAAATCATATGAGTGATGAGTTTATCGATGTAATGAAAGACATTGATCAAATTCTCAAAAGAGTATACAATGCCGATGCCACTGCTATTATTCCTGGAAGTGGAACATTTGGAATGGAAGCTGTGGTAAGACAATTTGCGCACACTTCTATTAAAGAGCAATTTGAAAAAAACAAGTGGGGCAAAGTACTGATCATTAGAAATGGTTGGTTTAGTTATCGCTGGTCAGAAATATTCGATATGGCAGGAATCGAAGATGGTGTAAATGTAATAACAGGACAACCTCTAGCAGATGGTTATCAAGCACAATACCAACCTCCGGCTATCAAGGATATAGTCAAGTTTATTAACGAAGAAAAACCTGATCTTGTTTTTGCTCCTCATGTTGAAACAAGTTGCGGTATGATTTTACCCGATGAGTATCTAACACAAATAGGAACAGCTTGTAGAGACATTGGAGCTTTATTTGTCTTAGATTGTATTGCTAGCGGAGCCGCATGGGTAGACATGAAAGCGACGAATGTCGACATTCTCATCTCTGCTCCACAAAAAGGTTGGAGTAGTACTCCATGTTGTGCATTGATATCTATGAGCGAACGTGCTAGGTTAGCATTAGATGAAACTAGAAGTAATAGCTACAGTATGGATATTCTCAAGTGGACACAGGTCATGGAAAAATATGTTTTATCGAATTCATGGATTTATCATACCACCTTGCCAACTGATGCATTAAAAGCATTACGAGATACTATGTTAGAAACACAAGCAGTTGGATTTGATTTTCTAAAAAACAAACAATTTGAATTAGGTAATAAAGCCCGCGAGCTTTTAGTATCGAGAGGTTTTCCTAGTGTGGCTGCCAAAGGGTTTTATGCTCCAGGTGTAGTGGTATGTTATACTACTGATAGCGATATACAGACAACTTTGAAATTTAGAAAAATTGGTTACCAAACTGCTGCCGGTGTTCCATTACAAATTGGCGAAAGAAAAGATTTTCAAACATTTAGAATTGGATTATTTGGTTTGGATAAATTAACAAATGTTGACAAAACAATAGAATCACTAACACAGGCATTAGATCACATATGAGTAAAGAACAATACGACCTACAAACAAAGACAGACTACTTGAATCGCAAGATGTTCTTGGATCCAGCAGGTCCTGTAACCATCCAACGATTCGAAGAAGTTAAATATAAGAAGATTGCAGACTTTGAAGCGACAGCCCGAGGCTTCTTCTGGCAACCTGAAGAGATAAGTCTTACCAAAGACGCAAATGACTTTAAGGATGCGAGCGATGCAGTTAAACATATTTTTACTTCAAATCTATTACGTCAAACAGCACTTGATAGTCTTCAAGGTCGTGGGCCAACACAGGTATTTACTCCAGTGTGTTCCTTGCCCGAAGTTGAAGCTCTTATGTACAACTGGGGATTCTTCGAAACCAATATCCACAGCAAGAGCTACAGTCACATAATCCGTAACATCTACAATGTGCCTAAGGATGTTTTTAACACTATCCACGACACAACTGAGATTGTTGCCATGGCAAGTAGTGTAGGCAAATATTATGACGAACTTCATAGAATTAATTGTACGAAAGAAATGGAGGGCACAGTAAATGAAACAGAACATATCAAAGCTATTTGGTTGGCTCTTAATGCTAGTTACGCCCTCGAAGCCTTCCGTTTCATGGTATCATTTGCAACTAGCCTTGCTATGGTAGAGAATAAGATCTTTATTGGTAATGGCAACATTATCAGTCTTATTCTACAAGACGAATTGCTACACAAAGGTTGGACTGCCTATCTAATCAATCAAGTAATCAAAGAAGATAGTCGATTTGCCGCAATTAAAGAAGAATGTGAACAAGAAGTTTATGCCATGTACATGGATGTTATACGTGAAGAAAAACAGTGGGCAGACTATTTGTTCAAGAAAGGTCCTGTGATTGGATTGAACGCAAACATTCTAAAAGATTTTGTAGACTATACAGCAGTTGGCGCACTTAAAGATATTGGTATCAAATATCAACAAGCCGCACCAAGAACTACACCAATTCCTTGGTTTAACAAACACGTTGATACAAGTAAGAAACAAACTGCATTACAAGAATCAGAATCAACCAATTATGTAATTGGAGTCATGTCAGAAGGCATTGACTATGATGCCTTGCCTGCATTATAATAGTAAAAAGGAAAGAAATATGTCAAAAGCGATAGTATGGAGCAAAAACGCCTGCCCATTTTGTGATCAAGCTAAAAACTTGCTCAAAATGAAAGGCATAGAATTTGAAGAAAGAAATATCAACAAAGATTATACACGTGAACAGTTACTAGAAGCAGTACCCAATGCCAGAACTGTTCCACAAATATTTTTAGACGATAAATTAATAGGCGGGTTCACAGAACTCAAGAAACATTTCGAAAAGGTATAACATGTTAATCAATAAAGGTATCACAGAAGGTGAAGTAGTTACAATCAAAACAACAGCTGGTGAAGAAATTGTAGCCAAATTAGTCGAAGACGGTGTATTAGGTGTTCGAGTTAAGAAACCATTGTGTTTGACAGCAACTAAGGACGGAATCGGACTTGTACCATTCTTGTTTACAACTGATCCAGATGCTGAAGTTACTATAAATAGAAGTACAGTAATGGTTCTAGCACCTACTATCAAAGATGCCGCAGATCGTTACACTGAACAAACAACAGGGATCAAACTAGCATAATGCCAGCCGTAGCAAGACAAGGTGATCCAACAACCACTGGGCATGGTTGTGATGCAACAACGACTATAACTGGTCCAACAGGTGCTGGTGCTAAAGTGTTTGCCAATGGCATTCCTATTGAGTGCATTGGAAATCCCACATCTCCCCACACTATTAAAAGTGGCAAGGTATGCGTACCCCACAGTGCGGCAATAAATGCCGGATCGGGAAATGTGTTTGTAGG